GCGGTTTCCATGCCATAGTTTTTTTGGTTTTATCATTCTCTCCGATAGGTAGAGTTAAGTTAAGTAAAGTGCGATAGGCTATAGATAGGCTATCCATAGGCAATAGTTCTATGATTTCTGGCGGTAGATTGCCTATAATTCGTACTACCCCAGCTTCTACTTTTGGATTGTTAGATTGGTGCCGGTGGAAGTTTTGAATCACTATCCATCCGTTTTTTTTCTTTATTTTACCCTTGGCCTCAAAGTCGTTCAGTGCTGTTTCTACCTCTTTTGGTGATAACCCTAATAGGTTAGCTGCCCACTTGTAATTTAATTGGTATACACCGGCTATATTACTGCGGGGGTTCGTCAAGAGGAAGAACCATACCAATTTTTGATTGGCTGTTAGGTCGTAGAACCACTCGTCATCCCACACCTCGTCTTTTATAACCCGTTGTTTTGACATAGTAATTTAAAACCCCACTCAGGCCGAGCCAGGTTTGCGCCTGGACCCGCCTCAATGGGGTTCCCTTGCATATTTAATTCTCATCGGGTATATGCTCGGCCACCCCGTGCGAGGTACTACCATAGTACCGCATACAACAAAACCCCGCCATTCGGGGTTCTGTATATAACCAGTGGATAAGTCTAGTTTATGTCGATAAATGGTACGGTAGCACCTGGTATCATGTGTGTAGGTACGTCACCATTCCATTTCTCAATTGCCTTCAGCTTTACGTAGTCTGCACCTCCTTGTGAGGTTACAGCTTCTGCCTGGATGCGAATAGACTCAGCCTCAGCCTTGGCTCGTTCGATTTGCTGTTGCGCCTCGAACTGAACACGGGCTAGGTCATTCTCCGCCTTCTTAGCTTGCTGTTCGGCTGTCACTTTCTGCTCAATCGCTTGGTTAAATGAATCAGAGAAGGTGAAGTTAACAATGTCTACGTTTGTGACTCGGATATGAGCCGTAGACAAACGTTCCTGCAATCGCTTGAGGATAGAATCCTTTACAGCTACGCGTTGGGTGATAAGTTCCTCGGCGGTAAATGATGCTGTAGCGGACTTTACTGAATCTTGAATCGCTGGGTCAATGACCGCAGTGTATACATTGTCACGATACTCAGAATAGATGTCACCTACACGTTCAGGGTCTAGGTTGTATTGAACCGCGACCAGCGTGGTTACGTCCTGTAGGTCCTTAGATGCAGCAGTGGCTTCTACTTCTGCCTTTTGAGTTGAGATTGTAAATGTCTCAACACTTTCAGTAAGCGGAGTCACCCAATGTATACCTGCATCAACAACTCTGTCAATACGGCCAAGATTAAGGATGACTGCTCTTTCGGTTGTGTCTACTACCGTAAAGGGTAGAAGGGCAATAAGGATGACAAGACCGATAATAAATCCTAAAGCTACTACGATAAAACTATTTCCGTTTTCCATTTTGATTTTTTGTTATTTTTTTAATTAGTACTACGAACGCTGCGGCGATTACGAAGAATATCGCAATCTTGATTAGGGTGAACATTTTAGATTAAGAGTGAAGGATTGCGTAAGCCAAGATGGCTCCTACGGCAATACCGACAGCTAAGATTTTGTAATTCATAATTGATATTGATTTTGGTTAGAATGGGATGTCCTGTGGTTGTATGTCCTCATTATTTGCTTCACGAGGGTACTCTGGTAATGTGTCAGGTGAGTCTCCTTCCTTTGGCTTCCAGGTATCAAGCTCAAAGTACCGCTTACCTGACTTACCCTCCTTGCCTGTAATCTTTATATACCCCTTGTCATCAGCGTGAGGCTTCATGGACTGTAGCCAGGCAATAGCCTTCTCGATGTGAATAGACTGGTTAGTAAGAATAAAGCTCGGAGCAGTTTCTGAGACTTTGTTTAGGTAGATACCTTCGGCGAAGATTTTTTCTGACATATTTTTAGCGACGGATAGTTGGTAATGGGTTAGCTGCGATTAGGTTGCTGGCGGCGTTACCGTCATCGTCCTCGTCCTCAAGGCCTAGTATGGCTAGAAGTGAGTAGCGGCGGTTGTAAGTGATGTTTGAACCTAACTTCTGCGCGTCTGACTTCTGAACGAACTCCAGTACTGATTCTATCTGTGTACCTGACTCAGTATCGTGAAGTACAGTGTGTAAGCCATCTGGTTGTGGTGTCTGGATGATGACTACACCAAGGTCATTGAGGGGCTTCTTTACCTTGTCCAGCACCTCGTTGATGCTGGTGTAACTACTCTTGTAGTGTGGGTTAGTACCGTCACGGTCTACCTTTACCCCCATCTTCTGAAAGGCTAGAAGCTTCTCGTAGATGCTGGTTTGCTTAGGCACTACAGCTTCTGGTTCTTTCTTGGCCTTACGAGGCTTGGTGGCTGGTGTTACTTCGGTTGTTGTCTCCATAGCTCTTGAAGGTATTGTTTAAGGGCGTTTGCTAAAAATGGGTAGGGCATTAGTGGTGATTTACCTGGCTCAGCAGGAGGCAAACCTCGCTGGGCTCTTACTGCACGGACAACATCTACTCCACTAACTACTCCATCTACCCAAGCTAAGGCGAGTTCTATCTCGTCTTTGGTGTAGGTCCCCCTCGCTTTTCGTCCCTTAGGACGCGATTCGATTGCTACTTCAACTAGGCTAGTCATTGGTTTTGTTTTTACGGATGCTAATGTATGCGGTCTCTGTCTTGGTGAAGCCTGGTGGTAGCTCGTTAGCCTTTCCCAGTACTTCTGCTACACGGCGACGGTCTATAGAGAACGCATTGTTGTCTAGTGCCCACTTGCGAGCAAACACCTCGTCAACTATGGTGATGCCTTTACGGGTAGCACGGGTGTACATATCACCATTCTCTACTCGTAGGGAGGCAATCTTTTCTCTAGACATATCGCCTAGTAGCTCTTCCTGTAGACGGTCCCGTTCTTCTTTTAGAGCGTCTATTTTTACGGCCAACTGAGCTTCGTACTTGGCGATTTTGTCGCGCAGCTTAGCGAGCTTGTCGGCTTTAGACTGAAGTTTTTTTATCTCCATTCATTTTACGCTTATATGATAACCACTCCTCATCACTGAGACTGTCTCTAAATTCATCGTAGGCCCAGTATTCATCGTCTTTCATTTTTATGTATTACCCAGTAATGTACACATTATATACCTACAAATATATTATACAAGTCTAGTAGAAACCAAGTAACGAAGAGTCATTCTTGTCAATATGCCTATACGAGTGCTGGCAGCTATAAAAGTTAGCTTCCTCTATAATATAGGCCGTTTCTGTCTCCCTCTTGACGTAAGCGTAATGGTGTAATCCGCTACTCGCATAGTAAAAGACCGCGACTTTACCCTCAGACTTGACATTGCTGAGAATTGTTGCGGTAGGTGGTAGGTCTGGTACGTAGGTCTGCTTTATGAACTGGTAGCAGTTACAGAACAGTGAGGGGTTGACAGGTGCCGGAAGCGTGGCGGATAAATCCGTATACACTTCGGGTTCCGGTTCGGGTGGAAGTGAACCTGGCTGGGCTATAGCTGTTAGAGGCACGAAGGCCAGTAATAGTAGAAGACGTTTTATAAGCCATAGTTTAGGTCATACAGGATATTCTCATCGGGTAGTGTAGTGACGAACTACTACTCGCCGAGTGCCATACAGGGGATGGTTCGCACCGCCAGGAAGGTAGATGTTTAGTATACCATAAAAACAAAACCACCCAAACGGAGGAAAGGGTGGCCTTGTATAACGGGTGGGTTATAGCCGTGGGCGGGAAATGAAAAGAACCTTCCCACGGTTATCCCCATTCTTACCACAGAACCCCTTGAAAAGCAAAAATATGGTACACTATAAAACATGGACAATGAAACAAAAGACCTGGAGGTTAGAAAATCTAACTTTCTACAAGAGTACGGTGAGTTGGTTATTAAACATAAAATGGACTTTGCCTCTTACCCTACCTTTGTACCGAACCCGAACGGGCATTTCACTGTAATCGTACAGAATACCCCTGTAGACGTAACTGAGCAGTTATCAAGAGCTGAAGCCGAGAAGTCTAACTTTATTCCAGATGCTAAGAAGACTGAAGAACTTACTGACCCTAAGTAAATACAGGGTCGATGAACCTGTGGAAATTACTTCGTCGGGCATGGTTAGACACCCCGCTCGGCTAGTGTATGACGCTAAGCCAAGAAAGGCTTTAGCTCAAATCATAGAAATGAAGCCTTATAACCCCCTAAATGAATTTCCAGATGAAACCCCTAAATAACCACGTAATGATACAGCCCATCAAATATGATGAGTTCATGGCCTCACAGAAAGGGCAGTATGAGGAGATTGGTGAGGTACTGGACGTTGCTATTGGGGTAGACCTACCAATAGGAACCTACGTATACTTTGACGCTTGGTTGGCTAAAAAATACCCCGTCAAAGGTGAGACTGGGAAGTACGTTTGGTTTGTAGACTATAAAGATATAGTCGCCTATGAGTCGCTACCAAAATAGCTACTGCAAGCGGAACATGCTGCATGACTTCCGCTTTGTACAGAATACAGACCGAGGCTTTGTAGAACGATGTACCAGATGTGGTTTGCAAAAGCACTTTCCGAACAATATACCCAACCACGTCTTCCTGAGCTGGCACATTAGGTCAGCGTTGCAGACCAACGACCCACTTTATTATCGAGAATATCCCCCTAACTAAAAATGATGAAAGACAACCTTTTTATAAAAAACGGAGCCCGTGCCCGCCTAATGGCAGGAGTACATAAATCTGCTGCGGCAGTAGGAGGTACGATGGGAACGGCTGGTTCTAATGCCGTTATAGAAGCTATTGAGAACCCTGGTTACTTAATGACAAACGATGGAGCTACTATTCTGAACTCCATTCGCTTTGCTGACCCCCTGGAAGATATGGGCAGAAAAACTTTAGTAGAAGCTGTGAACCGTGCAAACAAACAGTCAGGTGACGGCTCCTCCACTACCACTGTACTAACAGCAGCCATCCTAGACGAAGGAGTAAAGGTAGAAGGTATACACCCAATGGAGCTCAAGCGCTCACTAGAGAGCTTAGTGCCTGAAATAGAGCTTCACCTGAAAGACTTAGCTGAGGAAATTACCGTTGATGACGTAGCTAAGGTAGCGACCATTTCTGCCGAAGACGAATCCATCGGCAACCTAATTCAAGAGATATACCAGCAGATAGGTAAGGATGGAATCATTCACTGGGACATATCAAAGACCACCGAAGACAGCTACAAAATTGGTAAAGGTATCACTATTGAAGGAGCTGGTTTCCTGAGCCCGTATATGTGCGATATGGATGAGAAAACAGGACAGATACTAAACCAGACCCGTTGGTCCAACCCTAAAGTATTAGTGGTAAAACAAAAGATTACCTCAGCCGCAGACTTTAACGACCTATTCGCCTCTCTGTATGCTGATGGCTTGCGCGAAGTAGTGGTCTTCTGTGATGAGATAGAGGCTACTGTCATACCTGACCTTATTCAAACCCGTGTCGCCCGTGGCTTTAAGACTATGGTCGTAAAGATGCCAGTGCTTTGGAAGGACTGGTGGTTTGAGGATGTAGCAAAGGCGGCTGGTGCAACCATTATTGACCCTAACGCTGGCCTTACTCTAAAGACAGCTAAGAAGGAGCACTTGGGTACATTTGGCAACATAGTAGTCAGTAAGGAAGACACTTACATTGATGGCATCTCTGACCTAACTGACCACATTAAGACCTTAGAAGAGGAAGGTACTGATGACAGTCTACTCCGCGCCGCCCGTCTTAATACCCGCACAGCACGCCTATACATTGGTGCTCAAAGTGACACTGCACTGAGCTATAAGCGTCTTAAAGTAGAGGACGCGATAGCGGCTGCCTACCAGGCCTTACATGGTGGTGTAGTAGCGGGAGGAGGGGTTGTACTAGTAAACATAGCCAGGCTCTTTGCTATGTCAAAACCAAACACTCCAGGTATGGAGGTACTTGGTAAAGCTTTACTCGCTCCAGCTAAGCAGATTGCTAAAAACGCAGGCCATGACTTTATAGAGAAGGAGTACGGAGGTAACATTGGCCTTGATACTCGTACTGGTGAGTATGTCGACATGCTCGAAGCCAACATCGTGAACCCAATGAATATAGAACTAAACGCCTGCAAAAACGCCATTAGTGTGGCCGCAGGAATCTTAACTGCTAATACTGTAGTAACCCTACCTCGTGAAGACGAGAAAATATAATATGAAATTCTTTGCTCCCTGTGAAAGTTGTAAACGCAGAAGGTTCTTTATTCGTGCCCGTAAGGTTAACCTGCCAACTGGTGCGATTGCAACGTCTAAAAAGCTGCTTTGTGATGGCTGTAATAACAAGCTCCAGCAGTTGCTAGAGCCTGATTATCACCCTTTTGGTTAGTTCTTATTTGGGATAAAGTAAACAGCAAGACCTGTAGATACTGCCATAATAAGAGCCTCTATAAGCTGGCTCACAGTACTTGTTTCATCTATACCCAATGGAAGGAGTAGGGAGACTACAAGTGGTGTAATAAAGGCAGCGATAGCTTTTGCGTACATCATGTTATTTAGAAATAAGTTGGTAAGTCCGTAGCAACGTTTTTGCTGCCGCGGATAGTTGTTCTGCTCTAGTGTAGGTTGGAGAGAGGCTCCAGTCTATAAGTGGTTGTGGGTCCATGAATCCACTCTTCTTATTAGCCACGTATGACTTAAAGTATTCCCAGTGAAGGTGAGTGCCCTTTTTGGTGTAGCGCTCAGTGATAGGCACGTATACGCCATTAGTATAAACCAGACCTGAGTTCCCCATATAGGCAACAATCTTTCCTCGCTTTACTGTCTCACCCATCGACACTGGGAAGATAGGTTCCGTATGCCAAAAGAGGTGAACATGCCCAGACTCTAATCCTTTCATAAATAGCCCCCACCCTTTCTTCCTGGGCTCTATGTCGCCAGGTGTATATTTGTCACCTACTATAGCGAGTATAAGAACATCCTCAGGAGCTACCAAAGGTACTCCTGAGCCTAAGTAAGTCATCTGAGAAATCATATCTAGCGCTTTGTGCTCTTCGTGAAAGCCCTGTGTGATGCGGGCTGGAGTAGCGTCTTTGTAGGGAGGAGTAAAACGCATTTTAAAAGATTTTATTTAAGAAGAAGGCAACAAGTGAGGCACCTACTGTGGCACCAATACCCCACACCGCTTTATACCGAGCGTTGTCTGACTGGAGCTGAGATACCTGTTCTTTAAGGTCCGCCACCTCCCTATCAAGCCTAGCAAACTGTTTGTCAGTCTGGTTAGTCTGTTCCTTGAGCATTTCTTGGATAGCCTGAATATCCTTTCGGAGGGCACCGAACTGAATCTCAATGATTTCTTTTATTGTGTAGGTTGGCTGTTCCATGTTGCTTTGTTGTTACCTGTGTGGTATCACTGTCCGTATTAACAGATAACGGGTAATAAATATGACTAATAATCGTTACTTTTGGGCGTTTGCTCTGGGTATCCTTGGTATGCTCCTTGCGAAATCAGTGCTGTACGGAGTCCTAATATTCTTTTTTTTCTTGCTCCTGAACGATTAAGACGCTCTACCGCCCCTGGTACACCAGCGCGAGCACGGTTACTTATCTGACGGCCAGCCAGGGCACCCACTAGTGGCGTTCCCATAGCTTGCCCGACGGCCTCCGCCCCACTAACAAGGCCAGCTTCAGCGCTTTGTCCAATGAGGCCTTGCCAGCCAGGGTTCTCCATTACGGACTTGCCGTTTACGTATTTACGTAATAGGCGCTGAGCTTCTATACGGTTGGCCATTTCTTTATTGATACGTCGAACATCCCCAAGGCCTTGGGATTCACCTACCTGTTCTATAATCCGCATCATCACTTGTCCTTCATGATAGCGGGCACTTTCATCCATAGATGGAGTGTCAAACTTTACCGACTTACGTACCTCGCGCTTGATACGATTGAGTTCATTTAGGCTAACAAAGTCACGGTTGTAACTAAGGTTAAAGTTGGCAAAGTCATCCTCCACTTTATTCCTAACTTTCCCCAGGTCTGGGCTGCCTTTGAACTCCTCGTCTATCTGCTTTAGTACCATAGCCTTTACATCTTCCAGGCGTACTTGACCAGCTAGGTTTGTACTAGCTGTGGCGAGCACTTCATCTAGTTGGTCATCTATGCGGTCTATACTTTCGTCTAGAGCTGCGTCTGCCTTAGTTACGTTGTAGCGCTTTGTTCCTTTAGCGTCCTGCTCTATTTCAGGAAGTAGGCGTTCTTTTACTAGAGTTCCTACTGGGTCTAGACCACGTTTTTCTGATGCACGAATAGCCTGACCACCTGTAGCGCGGCGCTCTATTGTCTTGGTTATTTCAGTAACGGCAGAGGCCTCCTTTTCAGCTATAGGTGTCATCGCGTCTCGAATACCACCCGCCGACGAAAGACCACGAAAAGCCCCGCGTACTAAAGGAATAGCTGAGGCGAGGTTCACACCAGCACCAATGTTGGCAGCAGCCGTTGGATGTTCCTGCTCTAGTTCTTGTACCTTCTGGATAACTTTCTGTCCTGTTTCCGAATCAACCGCTTTCTGTAGACCCTCAGCTACCATATCCTCTCCTTTCTTTTTTATAGGCATTGCTAAGTGTTGCCACGGTGCGATATTGATACCACCCTCAGGAATTAGTGAACCTGCAACATCTAGTAAACCACCTGCCGCCGCTCCACCTACCTGAAGAATAGTTGACATCGTTCCTTGTTCTCCTGAAAGGCCACGGTTGATGGCTGTACTGGCTTGCCCTAGACGATTGGTTGATATCTCTTTCAAGTCTTGAATGAAATTAGTTCCTTTATTTTCTTCAGGAGCTTGTGCGGCCTGTACTTGTGGGCGTGCCATTACCTGTTCTTCGGCTTTAAACTTTTGGTAGTTCTCGGCAACTCTCCTTGCGTATGTAGGTGTATCATAAGCAACACCCTGAGCGTTTACACCCTTCCAACCTTCTATATAAGCATTAGGTCGGCCAGGTCCAGCGTTCCACATTGAGGCTATTTGACCTACATTATAGTTCTCATCCTTCCACTTTTTAAGCTTGTTATACGCAACCTTGTTTTGGTCCTCTAAAGAAGCCTGTCCCCAAGGTGAGGACACTCCAGCCTCTCTTGCGTAGGCATCCCATGTATCTTTAGTGAATTGGTAAGCCCCCCATTCCCCAGAAGCCCCTTTAATATGTGGGTCGCCCTTATAACCCTCCGACTCTCGGATGGCTTTTGTAAGTGCTTTTACTTGAGGGTCTAATGTTTGATTCGGCTGCATAGTTTACCAATCATATAATCCTCCAGAACCTCCCGTGCCGTATGACTGTGGTGATGAAACCACTCCACCACCTGTAGCACCAGAGCGAATGTCCTGCACCTTACCTTTAGAAAGGGTAGTGAGGTTGTTGAGTACTTCGGCAATACTAGATGCACCCGCGCGAGGGTTGATAAATGAAGCGGCAATTTCTGTTTTGAGGTTCGTCGGGTCGCCACCAACACCAAGGATAGGAGCAAGGGTATTAGTGTATTCATTAAGGTACGTAAAGAGTGTCTGGAACTTAGGGTCAGTAAGCTGTTTGCCTTGTACCCATGAATTGAACTGGTTGACCAGTGCTGCGTCACTAGGGTTAAGGGCGGGGTTAGCGGCGAGGTAGGTTACTACTTTATTCTTGATACCTTCGGCTGCTGTTTCAGCCGCCTCTAGCTGTGGTAGCGAACTGAGTACACCTGTTTGTCCACTTATTTGAGCTTGCATCTGAGGAATATTAAAGCCTGAACCAAGAGCTTGGTTTAAGAATTGCTGCCCAGCGCCTGAGTAACCGAGTGATGACACGGCTTGTTCGTAGGTCATCTGACCACTTTTTACAGCCTGTGCTAATTGTTGTGCAGCAGCAGACGGGTCTAATCCTGGCTGTCCACCTTCGTACTGACCTGTTAAAGGATTAAATACTGTCTGTCCATAGCTGGCAGGTGAAGGCTGTGCATATCCAGCCGCCGTTCCAAGCCCAGAAATGGCTTGCTGTTGTTGTGTATTGGCAGCACCAAGACCAGTACTCAAGGCACTGGCAGTTTGTTCCTGGGCAGTCAGTTGCTGTCCTGTACCTTGTAATGCGGCCTGTTGAGCGGCA